TGAAGAAGGGGATGTGAAGCACATACATGACCTTAAGCTCGACGCTACAGAGGAAATTATAGAAGGGACGGGAGACAATATACTGATAGCTTGGAATTTCAAACACGAGAGGGATAGATTGCTAAAAAGGCTTGAGAAATACAAGCCTAAGGAGTTAAAGGGTAATAAAGACATACAAGACTGGAATAATGGTAAAATAAGAATCCTAATGATGCACCCCGCATCAGGGGGCCACGGACTCAACCTCCAGAAAGGGGGCCATACAATAGTTTGGTTCTCAGCCACCTGGTCTTTGGAATTTTACGAACAACTGAACGCCAGATTAGACCGCCAAGGTCAAAAAAATGCTGTAATTGTACATCATCTGTCTGTAAATGGTACTATTGACGAGAGAGTGAAAAAAAGTTTAAGTAATAAAAGCACTGGACAACAAGCACTTATGAACGCCGTTAAAAATATTGTGAAAAAAAGTTTCGAAAAATAGTTTCATATCCAAAAAAGTTTCGTACATTTGTATAGAACGCTTAAAGAAAAAGAAAATGTATAAAACAGAAACAAGACCCTTCGAAGACGTCGTAAGAGCTACGTCCGAAGAAAACGAATTAGCAGCCGAGAAAAGAGCTATCCTAGAGAACTTAGAAAGTATCAAAAAGGAATTTAGCGACCTCATTAGAGAATTTGGGAGGGAGTAAAGATGAAGGATTTTATAAAAGGATTCTTCTCGGAAGAGGCTATTATAGGGGGTCTGGTATTATTCGCACTGGTGTATATCGCCACTGCTCTGGCGAGTGCTTTATAAAGGGCGGTTTTAAAACGAGTTGAGAATTTAATAATTAAAAATAAAGTGAGCAAATTATGAGAAAAATATTAAACTACTTTGGATTTTACAATAACGGAAAAACAACAGTAACCGAAAAGCAATGCGATATAAACAGTACTAGCAATTTGGTATTTGATGAAGATTTTGAATGTTCAGGATGCGGAGCAAAGACAGTGATGGGCTATTGTAGTAATGGGTGCGATGGATAACAGAAATATTAATTAAAATACAAATAGCAGTGGAGAATATAACAAAAGACAAGTTGCTTAGTGCTGGATTCAAGTCTGGAACCGATATGGGCGACGGTAGGGTAGAATACTATTTTCAAAAAGGGTACAAAGAGTTTTACTTGTGGGACTCGAACGGTAAATTTACGATAGATATGAGGTGGGAGGGATACGAAAGTGAGGTTACCGTAGAAGTACAGGATTGGAGTGAACTCGAAATGCTATTTTTTGCATTTACAAGAGAAATATTAGGATAAGTGAATTATTTTTTGTAGGTTTGACCTCGTACATTTATGTATCTTTCTTTTCATAGAGTTAGTTTTTTTAAGCCCTGTCTCGCGGGGCTTTTTTTATTAAAGCGTTTTTATTTCATCAATCTTAGACCCCGAGATATCTGGAGCTATAGGAGCTACGGCATACGCTCCTCCAAGAGCAACTATAGCAGCAGAAATCTTTCCAAGTTCTGTATTTATATCGACAGCTTGCTGCTGTATACCTAAATCTAATCCGTTGTACCTTACTAAATTATCAACAGAACCCCCTATTTCGCAACTCCCATCTTTCTTCAGATGGATGTAAAACTTTTCTTCCGAATTATTATCCGTGCAGTACACTCTTATTTCTCCGGCCTCTGTATTTTGAGACTTTAGAAAATACCCAATAATGGCATTCGTCCCATTGTTACTTGTTTTAGAAACTAAACCCCTCTTATTTTTTATTGGCTTTGAGTCTATGCCATAAGGAAGTACTACCTCAGGCGTGTTTACATCGTTTCGCCCATATCTAAAGACCTTTACTAAGCCCCCAGAAATAGCCTCTATTACTGTTGTGATGGTCATTTGAATATATTTGTTACACTTTCGTCCGTATACACTGCTCTAGGTACACAAGTATAGTTATACTTATCTTTTTCGTTTGATGAGCCCTTAATGTTTACGCTCTCTATGAAAAAAGGAGTCGCCTTATTTAGCCTTATCTCAGGATTTTTTACAGTGATTAATCTGCCGGGCTTATTAAATTTTGTAGTCTGGAAAGTCAATTTGATACTTGACACTTCTTTAGCCAATTCATTTCTGGCGGTAGTTTCTGCGTCGAATTCGTCACCGTCACTCAATACTATTACTTTAGGCCTGAACGCTTCGAAATAGGGGTTGTCAATTACTGCGTCCGTGGAGTCGCTATTTTCATCGCTGCCTGACTGGCCGACGACATATATCGGATTGTGCAATTTTTGACCGTTTATCTGAATAGCCATTTTTTCTATCCCATTCATTCCTATTTCAAAATGGTCCACTGTACGTAGACTAGCCGCAAATTTTGTGTACAGCAGTCTACCATCAGGTAAGTGGCTCAGTATTATATTTCTTTGACGGGCTAATTCGTTAAGAAATTCTTTTATTGTTTTCTTAGGGTCGCTTTCTATCTTCTCGTATTTTTTATTTATTATTTCTGCCACCGAGCTACTGAATTGAAAGCTAAAAGGAAATATAGATAGTATTTTTTCCGTTATTTCTTTCAAGTTTAAGCCATCAAACTGTAGGGGGTATAGGGTAACGGGTATCTGGCAATCTTCCAAGACCCCAGGCAAAGAATAACCTTTAACTTTTACAGTTTCTTTTACCGTACTAGAACGTAATGTTGTTGGTAGTATAGTGCCTGTAATCAGCAAATCGTTATCGTCTGTGAAAATTTCGCATTGTTGAAAATTAATAAGGTCTTTTAATTCATCTGACTGAGTATCAAAAGAAAAAGTACTAGCCACAGAATTAAATATCAAGTTAATTTCATAACTCGAAAAATTAGTAAATGTTTTCCCGCTTATTTTTAATTTCATACGTAGTAAACTATTTCACGACCTGCTTTTATCTGTAAATATTCGTTCGATTTTATGTTATTTTTTTCAATAAAATCGTTCAAATGATCATCGCCACGGCCGTAATATTTATGAGCTAAAAGGACTATATTGCTATCGTATGGTAAGATAACAGTAATTTCTTTCTTCGAATCGAAAGCAATATCATATAGATTTCCAATAGCTAAATTGATTAAAGTATCTAATTGGAATGCTACGTCAGGATTTTGATTGTATCCTAAGGAATCGTAGTTGCTAATAACCTCAGAGTATATTTCACTGATACTGTCGATTACGCTAAAGACGGTGTTCGAATCGGAATAATCGGAGTCAACGGAAACTTGGGCTATCGTGCCTAGTATAAGGGAGGCGTTAGCTTCGTATGTTATTATATTTTTAGATATTACTTCTGCGTCTAATACCCCGTCGGTAGAGATAAAGATATCCGCTAGATCCCTCGCCGATGCTACTAGAGCGTTTATCTTAGACTCTATATTTTGTATTAAAACGAAGGGGAAGTTAACAAGGTCTTTCATCGCCTCTATATACCCCGTTGCAGAGGCAATCATATTTTGAGCAGCACTTGAGGCCGCCCTAGCTAACTCTTTAACTTTTGCAATATCCTCCCTTATCTCTGCTACTTTCTTATAAGCCGCGTTCATTGCATTTATAAAGGCAGCGGCAAATGATATATTCCCAGGTAGAGGTTCATCTATCTCTGCAACAAAATATTCTTCTATTTCGCTAAGTAATACAGGGGCCAATTCTAAAACACTGGCGCCGGGCGTTTCTATTTTCTTAGGGTACTTATTAGCGATAGTCTCACGAAGCACCCCTGTGATTTTAACGGAGTTAAGACCAGAGTAATCGAATTTAAGTTTAGACGGTTGGACCTTTACAATGTCGAAAAAAGGGTGCTTATATGTCCACGCTCTACTGTCTCTGGCTGATTCTTCGAATAACCTAGCTTGATCGATACAGTCGCCTCCATTAAAATATAAAGTAATTGGGAACTTATCCCCTTTTTTCTTCTTCCTGTCTACGTAGGTCCCTTCAATATCTATCGCTTCGAAATCGGAGACATTGTATTCGACATCCTTAACGGCATCTTTCCAAAGAGGTCTCCACTCCTTACCGTCTCCGGTAGTAATAACTAACTCTATGTTTTTAACATCATCTTGCCAACTCATCTTTTTAGTGCTTTTCTGATTCTAAACTCAGCGTTTTTTTTATAAAGTTCTGGGGTCTTTTTTTGTGCAATTATTGAAGATGGAAATACAAAGGGTTTTTTATCTATCTTAACAGACCTGTTTTTCTTAAAGTCATATAAAGCAGTCGATTTAATAATACCTCCCTTACTTACCGAGGTGACCCTGATTAAAAGACCATCAAAAATAATAGAACCGCCTTTGCCTAATTTAAAAGCAGCCTTCTCAAACGACTCTTTATTTTTAACTTTCCTAGCTCTGTTCTTTTGTGATTTTAAATAATTTCTTTTAGAAACTAGCTTCTTTTCGCTCTTGCTAATCCTCGCAGAATCTAAAGGGATGAAATCTCTATCTCTTATAACGCCGCCCCTCTCTTGCTTTTCCAACTCGTTGCCAGCTTCTGATTTTCCCATTATAATACCTACGGAGGAATACATTTGGTTAACATTAAACGTATTTTTAGATCTGCTTGCAGAAGTATGAGACTTAATAAACGTCTTTTTTCTTACTGTAAAGTTTTTATCAAATATTATAGGTATAATCCTTTTTGCCTCAAAAGCTGTATCATTCAACGTTGACCTTATAGCCAAGGGTAAATCCGATTTATGAAGCTTATCTAGTCTTTTAGTAAACTTTATTATTTCATCTTGGTTTATATTGAATGCTTTATTTTGCATATTTCTACCAATATCCTACAACCGAGAAACCTGAATCTACTAACGCTCCTGAGGTGTTTACGAGTCTAACCCTTATCTCTGTCGTAGAAAAATACTGTAAGTCTACGGTTATGCCACCCGTCCCCGAGGTAGTAGTCCCTGTAAGTATGTTTGTAGCTGTGAATCCAGAGCCTGTTATAGAGTAAAGACCTGTGCCTGTGTTTGAGGAGCTTATAGTTACAGACCCAACCTGATTGATTACAGACCCCGCACTCCCTATAAGGGCGCATATTTTAGGGGCGTTGTCCCCGACAGCTTTCCCCCCAAATTCAACATTCCCGTCTTGTATGGAATCCCCGTCGCCGTTGGCAGTCCACGCTTTTTCGGATATGTTATTGTTCTTCCATACCCCTAACGCTGTGCCTGATGCTATTTCTCCATCTGCTCCCATGCCTTCTAGGGGGAAGTTAAAAGGGGTATCTCCGAGTTTTACAGAGGGGAATCTACAATTTTGCCCACTCCCTACAACATTTATGGATTTATCAGTTTCTATCTTTCCGGCGCTCGTTATCGTTATGTGGCCGTCTTTTCCTAAGACGAGAGTCCCAGCGGCCCCTTGCGGTGCGGCTCCATTATCATAGTTTTCATTATAATATTTATTGAACGCCTTCAACGCTGTTACAAATTGATACCCATTTGCTTCGTTGTCAAAATCACCATTCGGGGTGAGTCCAGCTAAGCTCATTAATTTCTGAAAAAACTGTACCATATCTTGATTGATAATCTCCCCAGCTACTGTTTGCTCATCGACAATGTTTCCATTAAGAAAGTCTGCATCTGTCCCAATTCCTGTAGTTGTACTTATGTCTTTTGCCATATCTGCTAATTTATATTAAATGTAATCAATTAATAACAGCGCCACCATATTAGCGGGCTTTAATTTTAGAGTTAATTCCCTTAATTCTTTTTTTCTTAATGCATCCACATTAGCTCTTGACCCTAATGTAGCCCCTCCTATCGAGAATAAAAAGTTTTTTTCATCGTCTCCCCCTATGTTAAACGAAGCGTCCCTGCTTTCATCAATATAGTTAGCTACTATAGAATAATTGGAAATGACCCCGCCGCCTCCATAATTGACTTGCCCGTAATTGAACAATCCATAGATAGCAGGGGTTACATTTTGTCTATTCTCGTGGACGTAAACATCGAATCCAGCAGCTCTCAATTGTGCTTGGATGTATAATTTATCCTGTCTGGCAGGGATGTTTCCAGGGAACTTCATTTTCCTAAGAATAGCCTGCTTCCTAACAGCTAAACTCAAGGAATCATTAGAGATTAATCCTAGAGCGCTTTCGTGATTAGCCGCGTCAATTACCGTAAAGTTATCGTTGTCTGGAATGATAGAGTTTTGCAAATCAACATTGTGCTGATACGCCGCAGCTTCTGATATCGCTAATCCCTCGTGAAAATTAGAAAAAACGCCTCCTTGCTTCATCCACCAAGCTCTACCCGTTGGGTACAACTGCCTTGTTAATCTCATAACGTCACTAAAGTAGTAAGAAATATTTTCTATAATGTTGACATTAAAGATAACTACTCGGTGATTTGCTGAATCAGTAATGTATATTTTATCATTTATGTAAACTGCACTTTCTGGAAAAAATAATAGCTCCGAATATTCATAGATAAGATTCCCGTCAACATCGTAAAAAAATAGTTGGCTACCCTGTTTATCGATAACCATCAATATCTTATCGTCAATATTCAACAATCCTGTGGGGTAAACAAAATCATCATTGCTTATAGATGAAAGAAACCCGCCTGCTAAATCGTGAAACCGTACTTCTTTACTAGCCGAATTGGCAATTGCCAATTTATTATTAAATAATTTTACCCCCTCTGGAAAATTTAAGCCTGTAATACTAAATTGGTAGGCACGACTTACTATATCGTAGACTTTTACCCTGTCGTTTAGTTTATCGCATACATAAAAATATGGATATTTAGTATCGATGTCCATAGGGTAGTTAAACTGACTATCCCCAGACCCTCTACTTCCTATTTGGGAAGAGGGAA